ATCTGAGTTTAAAACGGCAGGTTCCACTGCCGGATCCCAGTACGCGTCCGGGGTGACCTCACAAAAGGCACAAGCAACCAGTGCCGGTAGACAGCTTGGACAAGCTGCAAAGACAGGTGCTGAGAGTAGGAAGGGGAGTTTTCAGAGTGTCGGGGCAGATATGGCGGCTGCCCTTGCTGCAGGCATCCGTGCCGGGGAGAGCCAGGCGATCAATGCCGCAGTCCATATGGCAGTGGAAGCCTATAAACAGGCAAAGAACGCTATCGGACAGAAATCTCCGACGGGTATCTTCAAGGATGAGCTTGGCGCTAACATCCCCTTGGCCGTTGCACGTGGTATCACGGAGCACCAGCAGGGAGCAGAGCTTGCGGCGGCCAGGATGGCAAGGTCCACGTTTGACGCAGCCAGGTACGGAGTGATTGCAGAGAAGATGAACAATGACTTTCCTTCTATCATTTCCCCATCTGTGACAGTCGATACTTCACCGATTGCGCAGATGATCGGATCTGCTCAAGGGGCATCCATTGTGAACTACATCACTGTTTCCGGTGCTAAGGATCCGGAGGCATTTGCCTCTGCCCTGGCACGGGAACTGAAACAGCAGTTGAAGAGGGCATGAGATGAGTAAGAGTAAAGCACCAACCGGATTATCCATAGTAAGGAGCGGCAGTAAGTTTACCTTCTCCTGGAAAAAGGGAGACAGTGATTACGAAAACGGTCAGCACCTGTGGTACCGGATCAACAATGGGGGATGGGTGAAGCCCGCGATCGGGAAAACGGCGACCTCTTTTTCTGTGACAAATGCGTCGGTAAAGACGATCACTTTCCAGGTACAGGGAAACCGGAAGAAATATAAGAAAAGCGGAAAGACAGTAAACCCGGGATGGTCAGCATGGGCAGCCAAAACCTGGACTGCTACGATCCCGGCAGTACCAACTCTTAGCTATGAGAATACGAGCGCCAATTCAGGGACGTTTAGCTGGTCATTGAATACCAGTGATACAGATACCGCGATCTTTACAAGGACAGAGTGGCAGAAATGCATGTCCAGAAACAATGCAAATCCGCCTGGATCTGGTTGGAGCTCTTCTACCAACGCCAGTAAGAGCGGGTCGGTGACGATCACTGAGCAGACGGAAGACATGTCTGCAGGTGCACTGGTACGCTGGTTTCGGGTTCGGTCAGTAGGACCTGCCGGAGTGTCGGGATGGACGTATTCACGCCATGCCTACAGTACGCCGGCTGAACCCATCCTGGATGCGGCATCCGCTGCATCTGCCGGAACATATACAAGGATCACGGCTGAGTGGAGGGGGAGCTATGACATGCTGAATCCGATCGATGAGATCACGGTGCAGTACTGCATAGACACTCCCACCGATCATGTGCTTTCTGCGCCTGTATCCGGTTGGGATGACGTGGTCACAGTTTCTGCGAATGGTGGATACGACAAGATCATCACCAACATCGACAGCGCGGCTGGTTTTGACGAGTGCCTGTGGGTGAGGATCGCTTCAAAGCATGATGAGCAGGTTTCCTACAGCAATGCCATCTGCGCCTTGGTTGGGACGCTGGCAGAGCCCGGGATCGAAGCAACACCTAACGGTACAACAGGTGATGTTCTTGTAGTGATCGAGGAAAACACCTCCTGTGATGCGGCTGGTACCGTTATCTTTTACCGGCCGGAAAGCGATCCTTCCGGGGACCGAATTGTAGCCATCCTTCCGAGGGGAACGACACAGACCACTGTGAATGTCCCGGATATAAAGACGGCTTCCCATACCTGTTTTGGGGCATACGCGTTCCTGGGAACATACGAAGGCCTGAGCGTGAATGCCCTGATGAGGTCAGGTATCACGCTTGATTCTGATATCGTGTCCGTCCCGCCTGAGTGGGTAACGGTCCAGGAATGGACACACAGTGATTCTGTGAGGATCGGCTGGCCGTGGAGCTGGAGCGGCGCGAACCAGGCAGAATTATCCTGGGCAGACCATGAAGATGCCTGGGAGTCTACGGATGAACCGGAAAGCTATATCATTGACAATAAACAGGTCAGCAGCTGGGTGATCTCAGAGCTTGAGACAGGGAAGAGATGGTACTTCCGTGTCCGCCTCCTGTATATCGGGGAGGATGAGGAGGTCACCGGTCCATGGTCAGAGACCGCAAGCTATAACCTTTCTGGCATCCCGGACAGGCCGGCGCTTTCCCTCAGCAAGGCAGTCATCAATGCAGGGGAATCCTTTACTGCAAGGTGGGGATTTACCTCAGAAGATGGCACTACGCAGGCATATGCGGAGACATGTGAGGTTGTAGACAATGAAGACATCATACTGGCTCGTGCCGGGGAAGAACAGAGCATAGTAATCAGCCAGGACTGGGAGACAGGCACTACGCATTTTATTCGTGTCCGGACCACATCCTCCTCCGGAAGGCAGTCGGAGTGGAGTGATCCAGTCAGTATATATGTGGCAGAGCCAGTTACTGTTTCTATGATCGATTCCAACTTTGAAAGCATTATTGGCATAGATCCGGTCGAGGAACCTTTGTTGATGATAGAACTGCCGCTGACAGTTACTGTGACAGGTGCTGGAGTATCCGGAATGACCACAGTGTCTATCATCCGTGCTGATGATTACCATATTTACCGGCCGGATGAGAAGGACTGTGACGGGTATGCAGGGGAGACAATAGCATCCGTATCCAGGAGCGGGGAAGGCCAGCTCACTATCACACTGGATGATCTGATTGGATCTTTAGATAACGGGGCACGGTATTATCTTTCCTGTAGCGCAGCCGATGAGTACGGGCAGGCTGCAACAAGGCAGTACCCCTTCAGGGTAGATTGGAACCATAAAGCCGGGACTCCCGGGGCAGAAGTGAAGGTGGACAGGTGGCAGCGGATAGCAGTCATCACACCGACAGCACCGGAAAATTTCATGCAGGGAGATGTCTGTGATATCTACAGGCTCAGCGCTGACGCACCGGAGCTGATCTACAAAGGAGCAGAGTTTGGCATCTCCTATGTAGACCCGTACCCTGCGTTCGGAGATTTTTGCGGCCACAGGCTTGTAACCAGGACCTCGAATGGAGACTACGCCACAGCGGACGGGGCTCTTGCATGGTTTGATGCCGGGGTGAACGTCGGGGATGTCCTTCTTGAGAAAAAGATGATCATCGATGTGGACGGGGACCAGATTGAACTTCCCTACAACATAGAACTTTCCAATAACTGGAACAAGGATTTTGAGCGGACGGCCTACCTTGGCGGGGCGGTGCAGGGTGACTGGAACCCGGCAGTAACGAGGGATATGAGCGCCAATACCGTGATCCTGAGAGGAAGGGATCTTGATAAGCAGCTGTCGATGCGGGACCTTGCGGGGTATGCTGGGGAGGCCCATATCCGCACACCGGACGGATCAAGCCTTGTGGCGGATATCCAGGTCAATGAGACCTACAGCTACCAGAATAAGAGGGTCACTTATACCCTGGCAGTCAAAGCGATCGATCCTCAGGGAATGGATGGGATGACGCTCGCGCAGTGGCTTGAGATGCACCCGAATGCATGAAAGTGGAGGTATGTCCCAGATTGGAGCATATATGGACTGGAATAAAGGCTTCTCGGCCTTATACGAGATGAGAAAAGTGGATCCTGTGTCCTTCCTGGACATGGGATCTTTTGATCTTACGGGAGGGTCCGTCACAAGGTCGGATGATGCGCTCATCGAGTCGGCGGACCTGACCATGAAGGAGGATCCCGGAGAGTGCTGGATCCGTATCTACCTGAAAGCAAAGCAGGGAGAAGACGGGGAGAGGGTAGCACTCTTCACCGGACTTACTTCAACTCCTGAAAGGTCTGTTGATGGAAACAGGGTGACATACCCGGTGGAATGCTACAGCGTACTGAAACCGGCGGAGGATACACTCCTCAAGCGCGGGTACTATGCCCCGGCCGGGATAGAGGGAGGCAGGCTTGCAGCAGAGCTCCTATCTGTAGGACCTGCGCCGGTAGTGTGTGAGGAGGACAGTCCCTGCCTGCTGGAACCGGTCATCGCGGAGGATACCGATACGAACCTTTCCATGGCGTGGAAGATAGTGGACGCGATTGGCTGGAGAATACGGATCACCGGGGACGGGACGGTCCATGTCTGTCCGCAGGCACAAGAGGTGGGCGCGGTATTTGATGCCCTGGAGAACGACAGCATCGAGCCGAAGATATCTGATATGCAGGACCTCTTCAGTGTCCCGAACTGCTTTCGCGCAATCAGCGGGGATGCCTACGCGGAGGCAAAAGATGAGGAGTCCATCCGGCGAAGGAAAGAAAGCAGGGGCGGCACAGGT